GTGAACATAATAATATGAAAGAAATTATAAAAAATTGGAAAACGTCCTTAATAGGATTAGTAATAATTACAGGACTTGCATACTCTGGACTTTCAAATGGTTTTACAATTTCAGAAGCAATAGCTGGACTAATTGCAATAGGTTTTTTAAGAGCAAAAGACAAAAAAAATGACTAATAAGTTTTTACTTGAAGAAATACATAAGGAGCAAAGGGAGCAGGCTAAAAAGCAGTTGCAACTTTCTGCGGACTTTTCTAATTTTATGAATAAACAGGAAGCTTTTAATCAAAAAATATCTAGTTTACTTTATAGCGATAGCGATACAAATAGTACGGGATATATTGAAGACCATAACAAATTGAGCGAAAGAGTTTTAGATTTGGAGGTAAAAAATAAAATTACTGCAGGTAAAATAGCAATTAGTGTCGTTATATTAACCGCAATAGGTGGTGCAGTTTGGAAAATGTTAAGCATATTAGATTAATGAAATTAACAAAAAACTTTATAAAGTCAGAGTTTGAATGTAAGTGCGGTTGTGTAATGCCTAAAGATGTTTTAGAAAACATAAAACTACTTGCAAAACAGTTGCAAATTATTAGGGATTACGTAGGGCAACCAATATCTGTTAATAGTGGTTTTAGGTGCAAAAGTCACAATAGTAGGATTGGTAGTAATGATTCGAGCCAGCATATTTTAGGAAAAGCTTCTGATGTAACAATAAAAAGTTTCACACCGAATGAGGTTGCTAACATTGTGGAAAATATGCTGACAAATGAAATGCTAACCTCGGTTATACCGATAGCAGGTTTTCATATTGGTGGACTAGGAATTTACAAAACTTTCAATCATATAGATATTAGAGAAAGTAAAGCACGTTGGTAAATAAAAAAACCACCCTTTCGAGTGGCTAAAAACAAGATAAAAAAACAATATCTTAGATACGTAAATTTAATACAAATAAATGAGACTGCAAAATAAATCTTACATTTTTTTATTAATATTTTTTTTTACTTCTTGTGTCGCTTCAAAATCTACGGTCGAATATCAAGAACGCATTATACGAGATACGATTAGCTTGGAAACGATTAGGACTATCGTTAAGCCAATTAATAAAATTTTATACGTAGACAATCCCTGCGATTCTTTAGGTGTCTTAAAACCATTCGAAAAAGAGATTAAGACAGAAAAAGCAACGGTTAAATTATCTAACAATAAAGGGGCTATAAAAGTTGAGGTTAATATTGATAGTATCATTGATGTAAAAGAAAAAGAATTTAAAAGTAAATATCTATCAAATAAAAAAACCAAAGAGGTAGAAATAATTAAATTTCGTTACCCTCTTTGGTTAATGCTTGGTTTAGTTGGTTCAGTGTTGTTAAACTTATTACTATTAAAGTTTAAGTTTTTTTAAATCATTCTACGTTGTAAGAAATCCATATAAGACTTGTTAGATACTTTGTATTGGTGTTGTGTATCATCACAAAACAATATTCTTTGTACTGTGCCTTGCTCTGTGAATATAGTTTTTAATAGCCTAATGTCTAAAGAACCGCTAACAGGACAAGCCCATTTTGGTAAACCTTGTTTTACAGCGTTATTTGTAACACTACCAAAATACGGTTTTAAAGTCATATACAACTCTTCTGTAGTTACAATATCCCCTTTGTTGTATGCGACCATTTTAGCTAAGTATTCTTTTTGCTCTGAACTTGTGCCATACTCTATCATATCCCACATATGAATACCCTCGTGCGATTGCTTCAAAGTTAAACCGAAATACTTAGCCATATAAGCCATTGAGAAACTAGGCAACCTAAAATATCTTTTTGCCATTCTGTAGATATCAAAAGACTTGACGTATCTATCTACTCTTAATTTATGTTTCGCTGCCCTGGTTGATATCCATTTATTATCAAAAGAATTATTGTTTTGACCAATCACCATCGATGCCTTATTGTATTCTTTTAAAAACTTTTCTAACATTGTCTTGTCGCAATGTTCATTATCCCAAGTTAAAAAATGAACTTTATCTTTGCCTAACCATTTCCAAGCTATAGATATGATTTTTGGTTCGGTTCTAAGTTGCTTATGGTTGATGTATTGTTTACCTGTCCACCATACCGTGGCTTCAGTTCTACTTGTTTCGATATCATACACCATTATTTTATCATCTACTATATTCGATGCCTTTACGCTAATGCTTAATTCTTTTGCATATTTTCTAATGCATCTAGGTGTTACACCTATAGCTTCTGATAATTCATTTTGTACAACTTTCCTAGACTTGCTACTTGCGTATTGGTCTATAATTAATTGTCTGTTTTTTTTACTTAAATTGTTTACGCTCATTTTTTTGATTTTTGTAAAAGTAAGTTAAATAATTGAATTACACAAATTTATTTCATAGGTTCAATTTATTGAATGGAGTATATAAGTTGTTGTAAAACATAGCCTTACTTTAGTATTTTATTTAGCCTATCTATAACCTTTTGGTCTCCCTCTTGGGTCAATGTACCATAAAGCGTGGGGTTTAATCCCTTTGGTGCTTTTTTAGTCCATTCAGGCAATACACTAAAAATAAATTCTACATCTTCAATCGGCAACGATTCCACAACACCAGATAAAATTAATTGCTGCTCAAGTACTTCTTTATCTTTTTTCAGTTCTTTTACTCGCTCTTTTAAAAGATAATTATCTTTAATAAGATTGTCTATTTCAAATTTATTTAATTTCATATTTTCTATGTTTATTTATTTCATCTTGTAATTATCTTATAGCCTTACTTACAAACGCTTCAAATCCTAATTCTTTTAACTCGTCTATTCTGAATTGTTGTAATGGTTTTAATGTATCTGTCTTTTCTTTGCACTCAATAAAAGTAGGTTTTTCACCATCTTTTAAACACAACAAATCAGGTATTCCGTTTTTGTTAGTCTTTATTAAGTTTATAACATACCAACCTTCTTTTTTATATTGGTTTATTATTTTTGTCTGGTGTTTACTCATAATATTTCTGTATCCAAGTGATTGTAGCAAACGTTTCTTAAAACATTAACTGTTATAATGTCTAAATAGTTGATATTTTTAATATCAAATAGTTCTGTATTGTTTAACTCTTGAATTATATTCATTAATTGATAAGCTGTTATTTGAAAACTTGGTTCTGGAATACTCATATTTTATAGTCTTTTTTAAATATTCTTAAATTATAATCTTTTTTATTTAATACGCTTTTATATATTTTGCCCTCAATACCACCCTTAGAAAACACCCAAAAAATCTCGTTTGTTTTTCTTTCCATTGTTGTAAGTCTGTCCCTACTTTGCCAATAACTTACCGCTGAAAAATCAATGTTATAATAAACCAAGTAATCAGCTTTTTTTAAACTTATTCCCTCACGACCACTTACTACCTGTAACGCTATATTCATTTTAGAGTCGTTATTAAATACTTCTAAATCATTTGTTAGTGTTTCACCATAAATATTTTTTAAAGCGTTGTACTCCTCTTTAAATTTGTAGAAAATACCTATCTTATTATTTGCAAACTTATTCTTTATAAATTGAGCCTTTGAATAATCTATCACTTTACTGTTACCGCTTTCAAATTTTATAGTTCCGCTACAAAGTTGATGTATTTTTGACTGTAATTTTGCACCCGTGTCAGCTAATATAGTTTCGTCTTTTCCTTTTACGAATAAATCAGTTAATAAAACCTTACATAATTTCTTTGTTATTGGTAACATATCGCAATATAATACATTTTCTATTACGTTCGTTTCAAAACCTGCATCTTTTTGAGTTAATTTTATTAAATAGTTATCAATAAATAAACTTACTTTGTGAAAATCTGCATCTGAATAGTCGATTGCTTCGTGTGTACCTAAATATTTTACTTTTTTTTCTACAAACGAGTTAGCCCATTTATAAAATGTAGTGTATTGATGAAAAGGACTAAATTTACTCACCCAAAATTGATGATAAACTTGGCTGTATGATTCTGGGAAAGGTGTCCCGCTTAGAAAAATCATAGGTAAATGACTATACATTTTTTTAAATAACCTTGCTCGTGTGCTTGGCTTAGGGAATGAGCCAAAACGGTGGTGTTCATCGTGTATTATTAAATCATAAGAACCCGTTATTTTATGCAAACTTTCGTCATTCATAACGGTAAGTTTAAATTCAAACCCAGCCATTTTATAATCGTCCTCAATGCTTTTAATTGCTTTCTTTTTAGTTAAGAATAGCACGTCTTTAGCACCGTACAGTTTAGCTACGTTAAGAGATGTTAGTGTCTTACCTGTTCTTACCTCCATTGCTAAGTAAACTATCTTTAATTTACTTAGCGTTTCTGTGGCTTTCTCTGATATCTGTTGCTGGTATGGTCTTAGTTTGAACATATTAATTCTTTTTGAGTTAATGCAAAGTACAAGTTTTGTAATTGGTGTACGTGTTTTAATATAACAAAGTTTCCATTTAAATTATACCAATAAATATTTTCTCTTTTTTGAATCCAATTACCAAACATTTCAAATCCATATCCATTTTTCTTTTCAAAACCAAACTTAAATAACCAATCTTCTGTTAATGATATTGGCTGAACTATCCTAACGTTAATGTTATTTACATACCAAGCACCTTCGTCATAATCAAACACAATACCATTTGTAACAGTAGTTTCACGGTCATCTATACTAACCTTATTCCCAATTCTTAATTCGTTTGCTTTCATATCTATTTGTTTTCGTTATCAAATTTCTTTGCGTAATTGTATATTTGTTGTCTACTAACACCTAACAACTCTGCAAGTTCTGTTTTCTTTATGTTTTGATTTGTAGCGTATATCTTTTTAAAATTAATATAATGGTCATCTTTTGAATTTATACTACTTTTTATTTTACCTCTTTCTATACTATTCGTCTTTATCTTCTTAGCCATATTAATAAAGTACTTAGACAAAATCTCGGCTTTAAGCACACTTTCAACTGTTATAACATCTTTTGTAGTTCCGTTCTCTTCGTTTGATTCTAGCGTATTTAAAATAAGTGCAAAGCGTGGCACGTATGCTTTCTGCTTTGGCAACATTGATTTCATATATTCGTTTTCGAAATCGCTGTTTTGAATGTCTGTTATTTCGTTAAAAATTCTAATCCATTCTATTTTAGCTTCGGGTGTCATTTTCGCAATAATTGGCTTAATCTCATCATCTTCATTAGTCTTAATGCTTTTCTTTTGAGTTTCATAAAATCGGATGATATAATCTGAATACCAATTAATTTGGCTTTCTTTCATATCCTTTTCAGAATATTTATCTACAGTTATTTCAGGATAGCAAAATAAAATTCTATCAATAAAACCGTTATCTTTGTTTTCATCCGTGTAAAACTCATCCATAATAGTCGGTTGAATACCTCCTAATATTGGCAAAAAAGCACGTTCAACAAATGATGATTTTGCGGTTTTTCTGTTTAGGTTTATTTGTTTACCCGACCAACTAGACAACCAATGTTCTTTATCTCCGCCCTCACGATACTTATTCATATCTTTAAAGAATCCAGCTAACTCATCTTTAAGTACACCGATACCGTTTGAATTTTCGTTATGTAATTCTATTAATGCTTCTAGCGTAATGTCGTTTACAATAAATTGAGATTTTCGGGGTTGTCTTACCTCTTCCGTAAGACCTTTGTCTTTTTTGCTTAGTGTTTGATAGTTTTCAAATGCTTCTGAATCTTTAATATATTTTTTAATTTCTCTATTATTAATCTTTTCTAAAGGGAATGTAATAGCAGAAATAGATGGGGTTTTACCGACACCCGCTTTACCAACTAAAGACAGCCAAATATTTGCTGATTCGTTCCAACCTTTTTTAACTTCTATCTGCATAGAGTTACCTATAATAATTGAAGATAAAAACAACAACGAACATCCCATGTAATCAACACTATTATTTAAAGTTTGGTTAGAAACTAATATGTATTGCTGCAAAGATAAAGGTAATATCTCTAAGGGGAATGTATCGTTATAGTCTATTGGTTCGGGTTGTGGTTCCGCTGTTTGTTCAAAAGTTTGCGTTTGCTTTAATCTATCGCCATAACCATCTTTATACAATTGTTTAGCTGCTTCGCTAAAATCGTTGTTATGAATTAAATGAGCATAAACAGAAAAAGCGTTATAAGTTTTCTCAGCGTCAAAAGTTGTGCCTGTGCTAAATAAATACATCAACCCGCTATCTTTAAAGATGTATCCTGAATGAGGACTAAGCGAACCGTGTCTTTTTATAATATACTTGTCTTTTATGTTTCTAACTATTTTGAAATCATTAGATATTAAATCGAAAACAGAAGTTTTATTATTGTAGTCTTCCCAGGAGCTTAGTTGATTTTCTTCGTTGTTATAAACTTTCTTTTCAATTTTTATTACTGGTTGCTCTTCTACAAAGTTATAAGTTCTTGAAACTGAAAATAGTATTTGCCTATCTTCATCACTAATATAATCTATGTCTTTATATGTCTTGTCGGTTAGGTTTTTACCGTCATAATTGAAAACATACCCGCCAATCCCTCTAGTCTCAAGTACGCATTGTTGGTGTCCTTTTAATTTAGCGACTTTTAAATTACCCTCAACTCTTTTTGATTTATACAGGATATGATACCCAGCGTTTTTAGTTTTATAAATTACAAACTTATCGTTAAAGTCAAAAATATTGTCTTGCAAAAAAGATAAATATTCGCTCCAAAAATCTTTTTGTTCTTTAGCGGTCGAGAACACTTTTAAATCTACATCAATACATTCTAAGTCAGCGAATCCCGTAACTATTCCAACATTATCTGTAGTTTTTAACTCGTAATGTTTAGCGAATACGTCTTTACTTATTGGTGTTGTTTGGTATTCCTTCCATTTTGTGTTCGGTATTTTATTGTCCGATACCGTTATCAAACTAAAGCCTTCGTCTAATAGTCTATTGCATTTGTTTATCTCTATCATTTTTAAAACATTGTTAGTTGTTGTTGGTGTTCTTTTAACCTCTTAGTTGCTGCAAGGTAATAATCTTTGTCTAACTCACAAGCCGTTAGGTCAAAGCCTAAATTATGACAAGCAAGTGCAATACTTCCAGAGCCTAAATGCGTGTCTAGTATTTTATCACTTTTTTCTGCATAGTTCATTAATAACCACTCATATAAATCTATTGGTTTTTGTGTTGGGTGGTATTTCTTACTAGCCGATGTGTTGCCTTCTAGGTTTCCGTAGTACCTAAAATTAAACATTTTAGCAACTTTGTTAAAAGAAGTATAAGCTAACTCTCCATCTGCAAAATTAGGAACAGGATTTCCTTTATTCCAAAACACAAAACCTTTGCATCCTTCACTCCACAAAAAAGGAAAATAATTACCACCCCAAACAATTTGATTTTTTGAAACTCTTTTAAGTTCTGTAAAGTATTTATCTGTTGGTATTCCATCATCCCAATTTGAGTTTTTGTATTTATCCGCTTTTACTCTTGTTCCATCAGATGTTTTATTTGTTCTATTAAATGTTCCAAATCCAATCCCATAAGGCGGGTCTACAATCGCTAAATCAAAGTGATTATCTTCATACCTAGCCATTAACTCCATATTGCACTCGTTTGTTATCTCTATCATACTAACAGCTTTCTATTATTTCGTAATTGTTTTTCATTTTCCAAGCCCAAGACTTTTTACGCAATGTAATCATTTCTATCAACTCATCACTTTGTTGTTGTGTTAAATCTGAAACTAATTTTTGAACTTCTGTTAAATCTGATTTATCAATTACAACTATTTTCTTTTCTTTCGGTGTCGATTCTTTAAAAAATAAGTTTAAATAGTTTTTTAATTCTGGGTATGTATAGCAATAGCTTTCAAATTTACCTAATGAATGTAAGTATTTATCGTGGCTATATTGCAAACCTCTATTTCTGTAGTATTGTGCCATACTCGATGGACTTACTTTGTGTTTTCTAAACGCTATCGTATTAAACAAGCATCTATATTCGGGATATAAACGACTTCTAAAATTAATCATAATATTAATATTCAAATCATTTACAATAAACTCTAATATTTTATCTAAATCTTTTTCTACTTTCTTTGTTATCTTGCTATATTTCTCCATCTTGTTTTTGTTTTAAAAAGGGTGCTAAATTAATAACACCCTTTTGTTTTAATAATTAAAAAGGCAAATCTTTTGCAGCTTCTTCTATTCTTTCTGTTGGTGTTAACTCGTTGCTTGGTGTGTCGCTTAATTTTTCAATCCTCCAACCTTGCAAAGAATTGAAATACTTAGCTACACCCTCGTTATTAATCCATTCACGACCCCGTAAATTAATACCAACCTTAACGTTTTGACCTAGTTCGTAAGCGTCTAACAGTTCGCATTTGTCCTGCACAAACTCAATCATAATATCCTGCGGATATTGGTCTTCTGTTGTTACTACTAACTCACGTTTTTTAAATGCCTTAGCACCAAATTCTGCTGTTTCTCCTACTACTTTAATCGTTCCTTGTACTTCCATAATTTCTATTTATTTAATTAATTATTGTTTTACCTAATTCTTTTTCTGCTTGTTCTTTTGTAATGGTATCTGTAATAGTTGCCCATTTACCGTCTTTTAATAATAACAACCAATTACCCAGCTCAACTTGTTTAACCCATAATAAATTACCTCTTGATTCAAATTCAAAACCCATTTCCTTGACAGTACATCTTTTACCATCTTCTAAGCATTTAACTTTAGCACCCTCTTTAAACCCTCTCTTCTTAGCTTCTTTAATTAATACGGTTTCTACTTCTTTGTCGGTGGCTGGTTTAATCTTATTTATAACAGCTGTCTTTCTTTCTTTTTCCCAAACACCGCTATAAAAACCATAAGATTTAAGGGGATTTAATTCTGTAACATAGAATGTAGCAATAATTGTTTTATACCATTTACCAACCTCTAATTCAGTTTCTTTAAACAACTTAGGAAACTCAAATTCAATCATATATTTCCAATCACTACAAGCGTGTTTATGGGCCTCAATGATAAACTTTTTTCTACTTTCTTTCATAATTTCTATTTATTTTCTAATTCTTTCTCTAAAAATGCTAACGCCCTCCAAGCTACCTTTGTGATATGTCTTATTCCGTCATCGTCTATTGGCTCGATGCTATGGTCTAACAAATGTCTAGACAATGCGTCTAATTCATCGCCTGACTTTGACCTATCCCAAGCTAATGTCTTGTCGGGGTTGTGTTGTTGCTGACCCGCAAAGCTACATTGTGCAACAGCCTTAATTGCATTCGGGAAGTATGCCAACACACCCGAAAATACTGGGGTTTCTTTTCTCTTACCAATACGTTCTTGGTAGTGCGTACCATCGTTACCGTTTTGCTCAACGATTCGTTGTCTACGTTCTCTAGCTTCTTCTTCTACGTCTGTAATATTCATAATTAAAAGTCTAAATTGTTTTTATGTTCGTTAATTTTAGTTTGCAATTCGTTTGCATACGTCAAAGATAATACTTTTATTTCATTAATTGTTAATAATTTTGGTTTACTTTTAGTTCCGATATTTACAACACTTTCAAGCGTTAACTCTTTTACAAAGCTTTTCACGCTTTCAGGTCTAAAGGCACAAAAAAACAATTTCTCTAATTTAGGGTTTACCGTAAAATAGTGTACGCATTGGTGTATGTATTCCAAAGGTATTTCATTTGATATCAATATCTCGGTATGTTTCTTACGTGCTAAGCATTTTGTTTCACACGCCGCGGTATGGTCTTCTGTCAAACCGTCAGGACTAATACCTAACAATTCATTATCTTCACTCTGCAACCATCCGAACGCTTCGAACTTATAACCGCTATAAGTTTCTAAGTACTCTATTGCAAACGGTTCTAAATCATTACCTCTTTGCGTGTGTTCGTTCTCGAATGAATCGCTAGGCTCGAACTCTTCTAGGTGTTGACTAAGCAAGTCGATAAACAATGTATCTCCTTTTATATGTAATCCTTTCGATGCTGTGCCACCAACACGACCCCATTTTAACTCAAACCATTCTAAGCTGGTTTGCTTTACTTCTTTATATGCTATCATAATTTATTTATTTCTTGTTTAACTTCTTGCCAATACTCTAAGTCAACCCTATCATAAAAATTTAGTATCTCATCTACACAAATCAATGCACATTGTTTAGCACTAGTTTTGCTACCTTGATAACATTCGTTAAAATCTATGTTGCAATAAAAATTTTCTACTAATTCCTTAGCTTTTTCTTTTGGTGTCATTACTTTAATTCTTTTTTAAGTGATTCTTTAAATGCTACGACACTTGGTAAGCTTTTTTCTTCGCTACTAAGCTTATTCCAATTGCTAACAAGTTGTTTTAAATCCCTAGCATCATCTAACAACATTTTAGCTTTTACGTCTGAAATCTTAGATATTGGACTAATAGGCGAAACCCTGATACCACCCGTAAGTTTACCCATCATCTTTACGTTTTCATCAAAGATTAACTCTAACTTTAATCCTTTCCAATTACCTATATTTCTACTCGCTGCACCTGAACATTTGTTCTTAATCTTAATAATAGATGCTATTACTTTTCTATTAGTTGAGTTGACAACCATTGGCTTAACCGCTTCCATAAACTCTAAGAAATAGCCATCTGTTCTATTTCCTGAAACATCAACACCCGTATTATAATATGCGTCTTTTATTGTTAATATACATTTACCCTTTTCGGCTGATATCATATCTACATCAACACCAGCTAAATGGGTTGACTTTCTGTATTTCATACAATCTATATTATTTTCTTTCATCTTGTTTGGTTTTATCTATTCGTTGTTGTGCTTTTTGTATTGATACTTTGTTGTACATTTCTTTGTGTTTAAGAATGTGTTTCGCTTCGTCTAGTCTCATAAGTCGTTATGTTTATAACATTGTTCGCTGCAAAAGTCTTTCCCTTGCTCGATTGGTTGCTCACACTCTAAACAAGTGTTAGTGTTATCGTAATCTTCGTTGTATTGGTCTAAATCGTTGTCGAATGCTTCCATATTATTTTAATCTAAAGTCTTTGTTTGTGTTGATGTCCTCTTTTAGTTTGATTTCTTTTATCAATCGCTTTGCATCTTGTTGAGTTTCACACTCAGCAATTAACTCATATTTCTTTTGATATACTTTTGTTTTCTTACTCATATTGCTTTAAATAATTACGTGTTAATTCTAATTGTTCGTCTGTCGGTGTTTCCCTGTTACCCATATCTATGTCGAATTCTACAAATACATCGAGCCTAGCGTCATATATTACGCTAAGGTATGCAATGCTATCAGAAATAAACAAAGATAGCGCACAGCCTTGCTTAATGGGTTCTTGACTATGTAACAAGAGTCTGAATTCTTTATTTTTTAAATAACTCATCGTTTTGCTTTGCGATTTCATTATAAACTTCTATTTTGCCCTCTGTAACTGCTATTTTTATTTCGGTTTCTAATTGGTGCAACTTAGTTTCTAACCACCAATTATCGCTTGCATTTGCGTAGTTTCTTAAATCTTCTAATGTTTCTTTCATAATGTTTTAGTTTGCGGTAATACTACCATCCGAATAATGTAGGCAAATAATACCTGTTTGTAAAATAACAACGTTCGTTACGTGCTTTGTGTTAAAAATCTTGTTTACTGCTCTTTTAATTAGTTTCATATTGTTTTTAATTATACTCAAAGATACAACATCATTTTAGTTATAAAACTACTTTTGTGATATTTTAACATAACTTTAACGTATTAGTGTAAAGTAAACTGTAAAGTGTAAAGCGTTTGTAAAGTCGAGTTTACACTTTTTTTTGATGTAACGTATTGATTCCCACAGCCTTTAACTCATATTTGTAAAGTACTTTACACTTTACACCTATATAAATAAATATTTTTATTTTTACTTTTTTTTAAAATTACATTAAAAAAGTGTAAACTTTACACTCTAAAACGCTACA